AAGATCTTCATGTGCCATACTTATCCGAAAAAATTCTGTAGCCCCTCTAATACAATCTCATTTTCTTTTTTAGTATTTGGGTTGATAACCTTCACAGTGTGACTTAACTTTGGCATTGTTTCAAAAAACGTTTCAATTTCTTTAAATTGATTTGAATTAAGAGACTCAACGAATTGAGACAATTCTTTTTTTGTACAATCAGCAGCAGTCCAAGATTCCTCTTCAGAATAAACTTGATCAATACAAGATGAAATCAAATCAAATGTATCGTCTACTGAAACATCTGCTGCAGTGGCAAAGTTGTTTTTTACAAATTCATCAAGAGAAGGATACCTCATTCTTAATGTATATTGATCATCAAGTTTAATATCTTTATTGTGTTTTTCATCCACAATAACTTTAATTTCATCAATGTTAATTGATGTAGGCACTTGTGTTTTCCCATCATCTGGGCAAGTTACCATCACCTCAATTTTTTCACCCACTGATTTTCCACGTATGTTAAGGAATAAGTATTCAATATCAAATGTTGATAATTTTTCAACTTTTATTCCCCTTGATAATATACAAGATGCAAGAACATCTTTCACTGCATTTGCAACGGTAGAAGTATCTTGACTTTCCATTGCTAAAATTAATACTTTCTCCTCCTTTACAAGAAAAGGTCTGTATTTAATTTTTTTGTTTGACGAAGGTAGCACCAACTCATAAGTTGGTGTCGAAATTTTTGGTAAAGGCATAATATTCTAAGCACTTCAATGTGATTATTTATAGAGGTTTTTTAAACCTTAAATGTATTTGAAACTCCCGATCCCAATGAAGTTCCTCCTAAAGTATTAGTTGGAACTCCTGTTACCTGTCCTGTTGGTGATCTATAAACATCATTAATTGATCTATCAGTTAAATCATTTAATATTGAATTATAAGCTGCTACTCTATTTTCTCCAGAATTTCTTTCTCTTCTTCTCCTATTAAAGTCTTGTATACGAGATGAAATGTTGTTGAATGCTGTGCCTAAGTCTCTTGCGAGAGAAGATGATTCTCCACAAACATATCTGTCAAAACTAAATGTTGCACTAACTTTTAAAATCTGTGAACCCTGATAAGATACTCTTGTTGCATTTAAACTCAAGGGAAACAATCCAATAAATCTGTACTCTAAGAATTGAAAGTGATTTCTCTCAAATTTTATGATCCTTGTATCATTTGATTTATACTCTTCAGGATAAGTTACTTTAAAGTGATATACATCATCTGATGGATTAAATTCACTTGATCCTGTAATATACTCCATCCAATGCTCTAAAAATTTTAGAGATTTATATTCATTGTCAACATAAAATTCTAAATTAATTTGTGTAAAATTACGTGTATGAGCAAATCTTTCAATCATACCCTGAAAATCACCTGCAGTATTAAGTGTTGCCATCGCACTACCAGGCAATACTGCATCATGACATAATAATCCCATATCATCTGCTACAAATACATCATTTATTCCTTTTTTCCTCATATGTGATCTCAAACCACCATTTGGCAGTACGAATTTCACAAAGTAATTTGATGTCAAAGCTACATTCTGTATCTTTGGCATTATATCTGATATTAATTTTGGTCTTGGTGCTGGCACTCTAAATATAACTATAGTATAGTTATTTAGATGTCTTATAAGGGAAAATACTATCCATCATTTCCCAGAAAGTATAAAGGTGATCCAACTAATATAGTTTATAGATCACTTTGGGAGAGAAAGTTTATGGTGTATTGTGATAAAAATCAAAATATCTTAGAGTGGGCAAGTGAAGAAATAGCAATACCATATCGTTCTCCTATTGATAATCGAGTGCATAGATATTTCCCAGATTTTTATATGAAAGTGAAAGAAACAAATGGTAAGATAAAAAATTACGTTATCGAAGTTAAACCTGCAAAACAAACCATACCTCCAAAAAAACCAAAAAGACAAACTAAAGGTTATATTCGTGAAGCATATGAATATGCAAAAAATCAAGCAAAATGGAAAATGGCAAAAGAGTTTTGTGCAGATCGTCAATGGGAATTTAAAGTTGTAACAGAAAAAGAATTAGGAGTATGAGTAGACTAGATCCAGTGATGAAAAATTTCATCGGCACTGAGAGTGCTGATGACTTAGCACAGGAAATACTTGGTGTATTGACTGAGGGAAGTAACGTTCCTGAATCTGGAAACTACTATGTTTTTGTATATAAACCAAAGACACCTGGTATTGCATATGATGAACATCCTCTTGTTGCAGTGACTGATGTTTTCTCTTGGGGTTTTCGTGGATTAAATTATCATTGGGGTGAAATGAGACAATATACGTTTCCAGAAGTAGTCGGTGGATTATATAAAGTAGATGAAATGGAGTTAAGAGATTTAAGAACTCTACCTTTTGTAAAAATACGTCTAAATAGTTAAAAAATTAGGTCGATATGCCAAGAACAAGTGGTTATAAAAACAGAGGATTAAACAACCCTAACTCATATAGAAACCGAAATAAGTCATCTGAAACATCAAATAAGGGTGCGGAGACTATTAATAAAAATAGTAGTGTCAATCAACAAACTACTTCAACCCCAACTGTTTCAGACAGTGGATTTAGAGGAGATAATAGATCATATTCAGGAAAATATTTAAGATATCCAGTGAAAAGTGATGGAAGAGGAAATACTGGTGATAGATTTCTTATAAAATGTGTAGAGTATATTACTCCAAGTAAAGCTAAAGATACACGAATGGGTATAACGATAAATGAGGTAGCAGAGGTTAAAGAAGGAAAGGAAACAGGAAAAGTAATCAAAGAACCAAAACTAAGAAATTTTGGAATGACTGCTGATGCAAGAACTCGTCAACAACAAAAAACAAAATATTTTATAGAATTACCAATTCCACAGGATTTGAATGATAGTACATCCGTGACTTGGGGTGAGGATACTTTGAATATGTTTGAGTTGGCAGGTTTAGCAATCGGTAAAGCTGCCCTAGATAAACCAGCTGAATTTGCTTCACAATCACTTGATTTATTTACTTCTGGTGTGAGGATACCAACTCTAGATAATGATACTCAAGAAGCTTTTAAAGCTGCTATTAGTGGTAGAGCAATCAATGCTCTTGGTTCAAATGTTACTCCTCGAAGTATTATTTCAAGATCAACAGGTCAAGTATTAAATTCAAACTTAGAATTATTATTTCAAGGAGTAAATTTAAGAACTTTTCCATTCAGTGTAACTTTTTCTCCTAGAAATGCAGGTGAAGGTGAAAGGGTAAAAACAATAATTAGAAGTCTAAAACAATCCATGTCAGCAAAGGCAGGTACATTCAATGGTGCATCCGCATCAGGTCTTATGATAAAAGCACCAGATGTTTTTATCCTCGAATACCGAAGTGGTGGAGTAAGACATCCATTTCTCAACAACTTTAAAACTTGTGCATTAACAAGTATTAATGTTAATTATACAAATGCAGGAACTTATGCAACATATCATAATTCAACACCAGTTAATATTAGAATGGATATGGTATTTAAAGAACTCAATCCAATATATGCTGAAGATTACGATACACCATCTGGAAGATCAGGAGTAGGATACTAATGGGATATTTTGCAGAACTACCAGATATTGCATATCAATCACCTTTGTCTCATAAGAATTCATCAAGGGATTATATTATAATCAAAAATATTTTTCGTCGTTCAAAATTATTCGATTACTTAGGTGAAAATGTAAGTTTATTTAATAAGTATGTCATTGGTGATGGTGCTCGTCCAGACACAGTGGCAGAAGATCTTTACGGTGATGCTGAATTAGATTATGTTGTTGTCTTAGTTGCTGGCATCACAAATATAAATCACGAATGGCCAATTCAAGATTATGAGGTTTATAATTATGCTTTAGAAAAATATGGATCAGAGACCGAAATGAACAAAAATCATCACTTTGAAACATTTGAGATCAGAGATGATAAAAACCGTCTTATACTACCACCAAATTTAATAGTGGATGAAGAATTTAAAATAGATGGAACATCATCCAAGTATAATACAAAATATACACTAGTTTCTCAAGCGGGTAATACTCAATTAGACGATAAAGACGAATTTACTGTAAAGACAGACAATATTGCTCGTGCGGTTACAAATTTAGAATATGAACATACTGAGAATGAAAAGAAAAGAGAGATTGATGTTTTAAGAGTTTCTTATCTACAAACATTCATTAATGATTTAAGAGACGTTGTGAGATACGACAAGAGTTCAAGTTATATTACATCATCATTGGCAGCAACAGAAAATACAAACGTAGTCAATCCATAAAAAAGGGGGTCATACGACCCCTATTTAAAAATTAAATTAATCCAAGCTGCAATTACAAGAAGTGTAAGGCAGAGTTGATTATATTTCATTACTCCTCTGCAAGTTTAGCAAAGTAGGATAATGCGTCATCATCCTCATCTTCAGTTACTGCGGGAGCAGGTTTTGAAACAGCAGCAGTTACTAACTCTTCTGCTTCTCCACGATCTGTGTCCTCTTCCTCAAACTGTGG